CGATTATTTATATCCATATTCTTTAGCGGTAATTGATAGTGACAATAACTACAATTATCTTTTAAATAAAGACGTTAATTTTATAAGAGAAGCTTTTCCAGCATCGGCTACAACTGGTGTTCCTAAATATTATGGTCAATTTGACGATGATTTTTTTATAGTAGCCCCAACGCCTAGCTCAACATTTACAGTAGAATTGCATTATTTTTACATACCACAGTCAATAACAGCATCATCTGATGGCACTTCTTGGCTTGGTACTAATGCCTCTGAAGTATTGCTTTATGCTAGCTTAGTAGAAGCGTATACTTTTATGAAGGGAGAAGCAGATATATTATCTGATTACGATAAAAGATTTAAAGAAGCTCTTGGTAAATTAACCCTAGAGTCAGATAGCTATAATAGAAAAGATGCGTACAGGAGTGGTCAAAGAAGAATCAATGCTTAGTTGTTTCTCCATAGAAGAACTAGAAGGCAAGGATGTTGCAGTAGTTGCTATGGGTCAAAGTCAGATAGATTTCCATTTATCTCAGACTCACAGCATATGGTTTGATGAAGTTTGGGCAATAAATGCAATGATAGGTGTTTTACCTAATATAAGCAGAGCTTTTATTCTTGACCCAATGAGTCGTTTTTTAGATACAAAAGATGCTGGTAGCATGACAGGAATGATGCGGGCTAAATTACCTGAAGTTAATTTTCCAATATATACATGCGAATTAGACGAAAGAGTGCCTTCTGCAATAGAATATCCTTTGGATAAAATAGTGTCCTCTTTAGGATGTTCTTATTTTAACAATACAGTTGCTTATGCTATAGCATTTGCTTTGTGGGCAAAAGTTGGAAAGCTTTCTATATTTGGTGTTGATTTTACTTATAGAACAAATATGCATTTCGCAGAAGCTGGAAGAGGATGTGTTGAGTTCTGGATTTCTAAATGCATAGATGCAGGAATGAAAATAGCTGTTGCTCCTAGATCATCATTGATAGATACTGATATAGATATAAAAGAAAAACTATACGGTTATCATAGACTTGATGATCCTAAGATTACTTATCAAGACAAAGATGGAACAATTAAAGTATGTAACTGGTCAGAAGTAGAAAAAGAAGAAAAACAAAAACCAGTTGGTATAATAAATAGAAAAGATTTAACACCAGTAGAGCCAGATAAATACTAATGCAAACAGATAAATTTCAAATATCAATAGGTGACGTAGGAGTACAAACTACTCAAAACAGAGGTCACAGTGTTGAAGAAATAGCAGAAATGGCTACAAAAAAATTAATCTCTGTAAGCGATGGAGCTGATCCTATGGTTAAAGCTCAAGCATATGCATTTAGAGATAAGTGTAAAATGATAATTGCTTACTATGTAAAAGAAGGTATTAAAAATCATCTTTGCACAGTATGTAATGAATTAGAAAAACAAGGTCATAAAGAACTAGCAAATATAATAAGGAGGCTGTAATGGCTATAACTCAAGCTATGTGTACCAGCTTTAAAAAAGAGCTTTTAGAAGGAGTACACAACTTTAAAAACTCTGGAGGCAATACATTTAGATTGGCGCTATATACTAGCTCTGCTACCATGTCTGCCGCCACAACAGCGTACACAACAACCAATGAAGCAAGCGGTACAAATTACACCGCAAAAGGTAACTCGCTGACTCGTGTTGATCCATCGACATCTGGAACAACTGCGTTAACTGATTTTGCAGATTTAACTTTTGGTACAGCTACCGTAACTGCAAGGGGTTGTATGATTTATAATGATTCAGCATCGGGTGATCCAGCAGTCGCAGTATTTGATTTCGGTGGTGATAAAACATCAACTGCTGGTTCATTTACAATTACATTCCCAACTGCTGATGCATCAAACGCTGTTATAAGAATAGCATAGGAATTTAAGTGTCAGCAGGATGGGGTCGCAGTACATGGGGAAGTGGTACTTGGGGACAAGCTGTTGCTGTAAACATATCAGTCAGTCTCACAGGCATATCTGGTACAACATCATTAGGTAACGAATCTAGTGTAACTGGCGATGCCAACGTAACGGAAACAGGTGTAGTAGGCACATCTGCACTAAACTCTTTAGTAACTTCTGGCGATGCTAATGTAGTAGAAACAGGTGTAGTAGGAACATCAGCAGTAAATTCTTTATCTGCTTCTGGTATAGCAATAACAGGAGTATCAGGAACTGCATCAACAATAGGACTAGGTGATGAAACAGTTTCTTGCGATGCAAATACTGCGTGTACTGGAATTGTAGGAACTAGTGGTTTAGGCACGTTAGGTTTAGTTACTAACAACATTTTATCAATAACTGGTTTAGTAGGTACATCTGCTTTAGGCTCGGTAACAGTAACAGCAGATTCAAATACATCTTTAACAGGTATTTTAGGAACAGGTGCGACATCAAATTTATTTATATGGGGAGATGTTGTTCCGGGTCAAACAGCAAGCTATTCTGAAGTATCTCCAAATCAAACAACAACTATTACTGAAGTGTCTCCTAGCCAAACAGCTAATTGGGAAGATATTGCAGCATAATGATATAATTTAATACAGGAAATATTATGGCAAGTACATACGTCAATGACTTACGACTCAATGAAATGGCTACAGGTGACGAGTCAGGAAATTGGGGAAATGTTACAAATACAAACTTAGAATTGGTGGCTGAAGCTTTTGGTTTCGGAACTGAAGCTATTACAACCAATGCTGATACACACACTACTACAATAGCCGATGGTGCAACTGATCCCGGTCGCGCTATTTTTATAAAATACACTGGCACATTAGATTCAGCTTGCACGATCACGATAGCACCTAATACTATTAATAGGTTGCATTTTATTGAAAACGGAACAAGTGGCTCTCAAAACATAATTATTTCTCAAGGTACTGGAGCAAATGTAACCATACCTCCGGGCGATGTAAAAGTAGTCTATATAGATGGTGCTGGTAGTGGCGCTGCTGTAGTAGATGCGTTTGCAAGTTTGTCTACAGTTGATCTTAAAGTACAAGATGATTTGACCGTAACAGACGATGCAACAATTGGTGGCACTTTAGGTGTTACAGGTATTCTCACTTGCACAGATGACATCATCATTGGTGATGGAAAAACGATAGGTTCTGCATCTGATGTAGATGCAATGACCATAGCAGCCAACGGTCAAATAACATTAACACAAACATTGATAGGTACAGCTTTAGATATATCAGGCGATATTGATATTGATGGAACATCTAATCTAGATGTCGTGGATATTGATGGTGCGGTTGACATGGCATCAACACTCACGCTAGCTGGTAATGCTGATTTCAATGGTGATCTTGATGTTGATGGAACTACAAACCTAGATGTCGTAGACATAGATGGCGCTGTGGATATGGCATCAACTCTTGCTGTAACAGGTATAGTTACATTAACTGACGATTTGATAATTGGTGATGGCAAAACCATTGGTTCTGCCTCAGATGTTGACGCTATGACAATAGCAGCTAATGGACAAGTTACCTTTACACAGACTTTAATTGGCACAGCACTAGATATTTCTGGGGATATAGACGTTGATGGAACAACAAACTTAGACGTTGTAGACATTGATGGTGCTGTGGATATGGCTTCTACATTACAAGTAGATGGTGCAATCACTACATCTTCTGCTATGACAATTTCAACTACAGCAACAGGAGATGTTTTAGCCTTAACTTGCACAGAAGCGGGTGCGGGTTCTGGTCCTAATTTAACATTTACAAGAGTTTCAAGTTCCCCTGCTGATAATGACAGACTCGGTGATATACATTTTAAAGGTAGAAATGATGCTGACGTATCTGTTGAATACGTTGCTTTTCAAGCGTCAATACAGGATGCCTCTGACGGGACTGAAGATGGAAGAATAACATTCAATATAATAAAAAATGGTTCTGCTATAGAAAGTATGAGACTTCAGGCTGACGAAACAACTTTTAACGATGCTAGTGCCGATATAGATTTCAGAGTTGAATCTGACGGCAATGCTAATATGTTTATAGTTGATGCTGGTGAAAATATAGTTTTAGTTGCTACCTCTTCAGATTCCGTAGTAAGTTCATCTTTTTTTGTAGATGGTCATATTTGTAGAGATGCTCGCTTACTTTGTAATAGCACTGACGCTGATGGCACTGCTGCCTCGCCTAGTATTCTACCTGGATTTGATAACGATACTGGATTCTTTAAACCAGCATCCAACAACATAGGTTTTTCAACAGGTGGAACGGAAAGAGCTAGAATAGACAGTAGCGGAAATCTTATGGTTGGTAGAACAGCTACATCTGTTTCAACAGCAGATGCCAGTAGTTTTATAGGCGCTACAGGTTTCTTTTTATCAGCTAAAAATGGCACAAGCGCTACTTCTCATTTTCAGTTTCGTAATGACGCTGATAGTGGCGGTGTATCTGCACTTGTGGGAAATATTACCTCTAGTGGTTCAACCACAACTTATAGCACATCTTCAGACTATAGGTTAAAAGAAAATGTTACTTATAGTTGGGATGCGACAACTAGATTGAAACAATTAAAACCAGCTAGATTTAATTTTATATCAGATTCAAGCAACACTTTACTTGATGGATTTTTAGCACACGAGGTATCTAGTGTGGTTCCTCAAGCTGTAACTGGAGCTAAAGATGCAGTTTTTAGTGCTGAAGAAGCAGCAGAAGGTCAAGGCTCAGAGGGCGATCCAAACTATCAAATGATAGATCATGCTAAATTAGTACCGTTACTCGTCAAAACCATACAGGAACTTGAGGCGCGTATTGCTGCCCTTGAATCATAGTAAACACTTAAACAAAAAAAGGTTAGTAACATGGCAATAAATTTTACTTGGAATGTATCGAGAGTTGAAACATATCCAACATTAAGTGGCAAATCAGATGTTATTTGCAAAGTGCATTGGGAGCTAAAGGGAGTGGATGATTCCAATAATGATGAAAATGGCGACCCTATTGATTGGGGTGATGCAGGTACAGTGGATTTAGACACTTCCGATTTGTCAAGTTTTACAGATTTTTCAAGTGTTAACTCCTCTCAGGTTCAAGGATGGGTAGAGGCTGCGCTAGGTTCGGATCAAGTAACAAAAATTAAATCAAAAATTCAAGCAATAATTAATAAACTTGCTACACCAACAACGGTATCAAAAACCATAGGATCATAAACAACTAAGAGAAATTAAAATGAATAAAGAAAAGGCAATAAATATTGATGGAATGGAAGTAAAAGAGTCTGAGTTAACACCAGAACAAAATGAAGCAAAAATTCATATACAATCTTTAAGAACTAAAGTATCAAATCTGCAATTTGAGATTAATGAATTACTACCTAGTTTGAGGTTTTACGAAAATAAACTTATACAGTCAGTGAAAGAATCTGCTGATGAAAACCTAAAAACTGAAAAAAAAGTGGTAGGTGAATTATGAGCTGGCTAACAAAATTTGTAGATTTTTTTACAGGCACAGAAAAAAAAGAGGTAAGAGCTAGGAACGATAAAGGTCATTATGTAGCAGATGATAAATCTACTCCAGATGTAAACGAAGCTTATACCACCAAAAGAGTGTTAAAAAATACACCAAAAAAGAAAAAAGCCGTAAAGAAAAAGATAGCTATAAAGAAAGTTGCTAAGAAAAAAGCTAAAAAAGGAGCAAGAAAATGATGGATATTATATCAATTATCAATATCATTACTTTAGTTGTGACAGCGGCGAGCACTATATGCGCTATAACTGACACGCCAAAAGATGATGCTTTCATGGCTAAGTGGATTTACCCTGTGATTGAAGCGCTTGCTATCAATATAGGTAAAGCAAAGAAATAATATGGACAAAGGCACGAAAGCCTTGAGTGAAATTAGCGCACACGAAAGAGAGTGTACTATTCGCTATCAATACATTGAAAAACGCCTTGATGAAGGTTCTGAAAAGTTTAAAAAATTAGAATTACTTTTGTGGGGCGTTTATCCTTTTATTGTTACGACAGTTATAGGCGTGGCGGTATTTTTATGAGTGAAGAAATAACCAAAAAAAAGATTGAGCTAGAGGTAGAAGTAGGCACTACTACTGTCAATCGTGGCATCAATCCTTTTGAAAAGTGGGTGCATCTAGCAAAAACAGTAGACGCTTGGCGCATCTTTCCAAGAATCTTTGTAGGCGTTTACATCGTACTTTTATATAAAGTAATCACTTGGTTTATGACATTATCAGAGCCAAACTTAGAACAAGCTGGTTTAGTATCCGTTGTAACGGGTGCGATGGCTGCTGTTTTTGGTATATACGCTGGCACATCTGGACAAAGTAAGAAGTTTAAAGGCGAAGATTAATGGAAACGGCCATTGACCTTATTGGTGATTTAGGTCTACCAATAGCGAGTGGTCTAATAATGGCTTACTTTATATTTCTTATTATGAAGCAACTTATGGATGGCTTGGTATCTGAAATAAAAACCGTTCAAAGTATTACTAAAATGCTTATAACAAGGGCATCCATTATGAATAATGATATTATGAGAATTGATACAATAGTATCTAGTGCCCTTAATTTACCACCTGACATAGACAGAATAGCTAGAGCCGAAAACTTTGTTGAAGATGGCAAAATTGATGCTCGCAGAGATTAATGGATATAGTTGAGCTAGTACAAAAATTTGGCTTTCCTACTGTAATGGTTATAGGTTTAGGCTATTTTGTATTCTTTGTATGGCAAACCATAACAAAAACAATTGATCCAGCAGTACAAGAAATGAAAGTTACCATTATTAGACTTACAGACCAATTAAGGTTGCTCGATCAAGACATGATTAGATTAAAAGAAAAAGTTGATACGGTAGTAAGATTGAAGGATCAGGAGAAAAGAAATGAAAAAGATAATAATACTTAGTTATCTTGCTTTATTTTCATCATTTGGTTTAGCAGATGAGATGGTTCATAAGTTTAAATCTCCATCATTTAGTGGCATAAATCAAAGTAGCCATTATCTTACCATTGAAAATCAAGAGTTTAATCGCAAAGAATCAATAGAAGCTGAAATAAAAGCATACAATGAATCATTAGAGCGTGATGCAGAGAACACAACTTTAGCTCGTTTTATAAGAAACCTAGAGTCTAGGGTGTATGCTCAACTCTCCAGACAATTAGTAGATCAATTGTTTGGTGAGAATCCAAGCACCAGTGGGCTAGTTGAATTGATGGGAAATACAATTGAATATGTGGTTGATGAAGCACTTGAACAAATTACACTTAGAGTTACCGATTCTGATGGAAACACTACAGAGATTACAGTGCCTATGGGTAGTTTTTCTTTCTAGTTTTCTTATTTCTTCATGCACAATATTTATACCTGACCCTATAGATAACAACCTATTACCTATACAAAGGATAGAGCAAGCTCAGATACAAGGCTTGGTTAACAAAGAACTTTTAGATGTAGAAAAACCAGAGAGAAAGCCAGTCATAGCTGTTTATGCTAATTCTTTTCGTGATGAAACTGGTGCTCGTAGGTCAAACAGCCAGTTTGCTACATTTTCTACAGCTATTACTCAAGCGCCACATGCTTATTTGATACGCGCATTACAACATGCAGGTAGAAATAAAGATGGCTTTTTTGAAGTTGTTGAGCGAGTGGGATTAGATCATGTTACAAAAGAAAGACAACTTATACGATCTACTCGTGAATCTTTTGATGAAGCACAAAAATTACCACCTTTGAAATTTGCAGGGTTAATTATGGAAGGCGGTGTTATAGGCTATGAGTCAAATAATACTTCCGGGGGTGTAGGCGCTAGATATTTAGGAATTGGCACAAGTAAGTCCTACCGTAGAGACACAGTACAAATATCATTAAGAACAGTATCAGTTACAACTGGCAGAGTTTTAATGGAAGTGTTGGTATCAAAAACAATTTTAAGTGCATCGCTTGATAATGATATTTTTCGTTTTGTGGCACAAGGCACAGAGTTAGTTGAGGTTGAGGGCGGTGTTGTTAGAAATGAATCTATAAACATAGCTTTGCAAGCAGCTATAGAGGCTGCGGTTTTAGAAACTATAAAAGAAGGTATAGAATATAATTACTGGACAATACAGAAATGAAATACTATAAAACATTGATTTTATTGTTGTTTTCCATGTCGGCTTTTTCCGCAGACAATGAGGTCTTTGTGGATCAGGCGGGTAATAATGCCGATATAGATATAGAGCAACTAGGTGAATCTAATATTATTGGAGGTCTAAACTCTGTGGCTGGAACACCCACAGCTCTTGATCTTGATGGTACGAGTCTAACTCTTGATATAAACCAGATTGGTAATTCTAATAAATTTCTAGGCGATATTAATGGAGACTCAATCACTGGTTTCTTTAACTTTGATGGAGATTCTAACACCTTTACAATCCAAGCTGATCCAACTGATACCTATGGAATAGACAGTTCAGACTATGATGTAAATGTAACAGGATCATCAAACACTTTTACATTCGATCATGGAACAGGTGCTTTATCTTCTACAATAGACTTAGATTGGACCATAATGGGAGACTCAAATACTATTGATTACGACTTAGATATTGATGGTGCAACTTCATACATAGATGTAGATGGAGATTCAAATAGCTTAACATATGATGGTGATGGTGCAGATAATGGATATTTTTACTTGGATCACACAGGCGACAGCAGTACCCTCAACGTACAACAGCAGTCAACGATCAACAACGATTGGCTTCAAATTAATTCTAATTCTGACAATACTACTTTGTGCGTCATTCAAGACGACCAAGGCACAACAACCTCTTGCTGATATAGGTAAAGTTTCCGAACTTAACGGAAATGCACAAATACTTAGAGATAATCCTTTAGATGTATCTTTATCTTTGCCAGTTCAGCAAATGGATGATGTTAGAACTGCATCTGGCAGAGTAGGTATAACCTTTGTTGATGATTCTGTTGTAAGGCTAACAGAGCATTCAAAACTTGTTATTACTGAGTATGTGTTCAATCCAGACCCAGATAAATCAAAATTGAGTTTACGTTTTGCATCTGGAACTGCACGTTTTATAACCTCAAAGATGGGGCTAATAAACAAAGAACGAATTAATATAACAACGCCAACAGCACAGATTGTGATAAGAGGTACGGACTTCACCACAACTGTTGACGAGTTAGGTAGATCGTTAGTGATCCTTTTACCTGACGAAAATGGGGATGCCTCAGGTGAAATCATGGTTGCAACTGGAGCTGGCACTGTAACTTTAAACAAACCATATCAGGCAACAACCGCGTCTGTTTATGAAAGTGAGCCTACAAAACCTGTTCAGTTAGACATTACATTAGATTTAATTGATAACATGCTGATAGTTTCACCGCCAGATGAAGAAGAAGTTGTAGCAGAAGAGCGCAGAACTAGATCAAATAATGTTTTAGATTTTGATGCACTAGAGTTTGAAGAATTAGATTTTGATTACCTAGATGCCGAGGCAGAACTGGCTTTTGAAGAATTAGACATAAATTATTTGGATGTTAATTTTCTTGAAGATTTACTGGATGTAATAGAAGAAGTTGATTTATTGACTGACGATGAGATAGATCAGATAGAAACGAGCGTTGCGGTAACTGGTACAGCTGTAGGGCAAGACCCAACAACACAAATAACAACACTAATTCAAGGTCAACAAATAAGTTTGCGCAGAAATGTAAATGAAAGTGTTAGATTAGATATAGATGGTTCTGACGCTTACACAATAATATTCATACAAGATGGGGTTAGTAAAACCATAACAATCAACGGAGGAGGTAGCTCCGTTATAAAGATTAAACAAGGATGAAGAATTTACTCAAATCAATACTGTTTATAGTTTTACTTTCATTGCCACTGATAATGCAATGGACACCCTTAGAGATTGTAAAGCTGAAAACTTTTGATGCGTTAGTTCCAGAAAAACAACAATCAAACTATTTTACAATACTAAATATTACTGAAAAGGATATTGAAAGAGAGGGTGGTTGGCCTTTACCTAGAGCAAGATTAGCGGAAATACAAAGAGAGATAATAGCGCGTGGTGCTTTAGGAGTTGGCTGGACTGTTGCTTTTCCGCAACAAGATCGTTTAGGTGGAGATGAAGATTTTGCAAAATCTTTGCTAGGTAGCAACAGTATTCTAGCTATGTATGAAAACGAAGGCAGTGGATATCCTAGCACTGTAGGCACAGTCATTATGGGTGATCCTGTTGGTGGCTATCCTGTTTCGGGTGTTGTTCAAAACATTGAGGTGTTGAGAAGATCAGCAGCACAGGGCATTGCATCTGCACCTGTTGATGTAGACCAACTTGTAAGACGAATACCGTTACTTATGAAAACACCTGATGGATGGGTTTCTGCATTTGGAACTGAAGTTTTAAAAGCTTTGGTAGGGTCAGATACTTACATAATTAAAACAAACCAAAACGGTATTCAAGAAATTGTTGTTCAAGGATTACCCCCTGTGCCAACCGATTCATTTGGTAGAAAATGGATAAGTTGGGTAAATACAGATCAAACAACTCTTGAAGAAATGAATGTAAATGGAAAGTTTGTTTTTATAGGCACTGATGCAGCAGGTATATTACCACAGCTCGCTACACCTGTTGGTTTACTAGAACCGCATAAAATACAAGCAGCATTAGCTGAAAGTATCTTGATTCAAGACAGTCCATATATACCAGATTGGTCATTGGCTGTTGAGGTATTAATATATAGTCTAGGAGTGTTACTGGCAGCATTATCAATAACTTATTTAGGAATAACGCTAGGATTAACACTTACCTGTATATTTTTTACTTCAACAGCCTTACTTGGATATTATCTTATTCAAAAAGGTTTACTTATAGATGTTACATGGGCACTAGCATCTCAGTTTATAACAGCCTCAACTGCTTACTATTTGAGATTTAGACAGCAATATAAGCTAAGACAAGAAATCAAAAAACAATTTGAGCATTACCTAGACCCAAGGCAAGTAAAAAGGTTACAGAAAAATCCAGACCTTTTGAATCTTGGTGGTGAAAGAAGATTAGCTACTTATTTATTCACAGATGTTCGTGGTTTCACTTCAATGTCAGAATCATTGGAGCCAGAAAAAGTTACTTACATTATGAACAAAGCTTTGACAGCACAGCAATCTGCAGTGCAAAAACATGGTGGAATGGTAGATAAATATATAGGTGATGCAATGATGGCGATATTTAACGCACCATTAGATATGAAGAATCATCCGAAAATAGCAGTTGATTGTGCTCTAGATATTATTAATAACATGGGTGATTTAACAAAAGAGTTAAAAGAAGAAGGATTGCCTCCTGTAGC